GTGATTGCAAGTCCACAGGAATCACTATTACAGTGCGCATTATATCTGCTTATGTTGAATTCGATTGCATATAGCAGTCTTATAAAATGTCTCTCTTTTGAGGGACTATTCAATGAAGTATCACGAAATGACTAAAAACTATATTTTTCGTGAATTTGAATGTGGTTTATCCGTCGAACAAGCTGCTGAACTTTGTTTAAAAACTGTGAGAACGGTCAAGGAATGGGATAAGGGGAAAACTATTCCACCGGAGTGTAAACGGCTGATGAGAATGACAAAGGGAAGGGAACTGAGCCCATCGGAACAATGGGAGCACTTTAAAATGCACTATGACAAACTAGAACTTCCTACAGGTCAGCTTGTTACTGCCCAGCAAATTTTGACCGGAATTGCTTTATTAGAGATAGGAGCATTGACTGATTTGGAGGCTGCTGGTCAAGTATTAAAATATGCTAGAGCGTTAAAATCTATAATGAACTAATTACAAGTATACTTTGAAATAAAGCCTCCAATAGGAGGCTTTTAAGTCGGGTGAGCTATTTTTAACTAAATATCCAGTTTAGCAGGAGTTTGATTTCCTTTAACTTCCACCTGAACCTCAGTCTGATCCTGTTGTAACACTGAAGATTTATTATCATCAGCAATCACATCATTTTTGATCGTAGTCGGGTTAACTGATGTTTTAAGAGTGGCTTGAGGTGTTACAAGTTCAGATTTTGAAGTGTTAGTTGCATAGTACGTTTCACCAAGCTTGAGGCAAACTAGAATTACAGACGCAAGCCATACCCCCCAAATTATTTTGCTTACAAATTTAAGACCATTTTTACCTTTTTCTATTAGTGCTTCTAAAGCGTCTTCTGTTGTCTTTGCTTCAGCTCTAACTTGAGATTTATGGCTTAATACCTGATATCTTGAGAAAACATTATTGACTTGCTTAGATAAGTGTTTAAATGAATCTTTATAAATATCTAGTGATTTTTGTATTGTTAAACAAGTTAAAAATAGAGCTATTATCACACCGAAAGCGCTAGAATAACTCTCAACTTTCATTACCGCTGCAATTGCGACCATTGCACCAGGGATGGCTAATGCTTTGGTTTGCACTGATGATGTAATGTCATTTATCTTGCCAGTATACTCTAGATCCTTTGTGTTAATTTCTTGAATGACTTTATTAATAGTAAATTCACTCAAGAACATGTTGTGGTGTGCTGTATATGTAGCGTCAAACTTAACGATATTTGCAAGAGTGTATGTAAAAATTTCGTTTTCGTTGTTTAAACCTTGGACTATTACATCGAAGGCGGAACGCATACAGTTTCGACGTTCTTTATCTTGTGCATCATCTAGAGAAACTTTCTGTTGCAGCTTATCAAGTAGTCTTACGCTCTCTGCTAAATCGATTTCTTTATCTGCAAACGCTTCAACAAAAGATTGATAATCTAAAGATAATGAAACCTTATGCTTAACACCACCATCATCATTCTTAATTAGAAAAATAACTTCTTCATTGTGAATGGAATAATCAGCTATTTCAGTAAGCAATGCTCGCAGCTTTAGAAATATTTCGATTTTCTTGTAAAGGTCTAAGTTCGAATCAAACTCGATAAACCGATTATTTTCCTTATCGAAATACAACAGGCCTTCAGGCACTTTGTTTTGCGTCTCACATTCTTCAAATAGTGACTCATCGGATGTAAATAAGAACTTGCCACTGTTCCAATAAATAGCCCCAGTCTTTACCTGGCATTGCTGCCCATGATGTCTAACAGGCTCTTTATATCCGGCATCGTTAATCGCTTGGATGAATGTGTCCGCTGTCTCTGTCGGTGCTAGCTCAAAGCATACGTCATTATCTGAAGTAGACTTAATTATTTGTTTTTCAAAAAGACTAAGTACTTTCTGTGCTGGCATAGCATTAACTGTCCTTGTTAATCATTCTAATAATTTTTTCGCGAGTTTTCGCATCCTTTATCTTAATTTCCAACTTTCTAGTTAACTCGTTGAACTCGACATCTTTACCTTCGTTTTTCTTACCAATCTCAATCGATGAGTGGACACGAGCGATTAATCCATTGTCTTCATCAGAGAAGTCTATCCATTGATGCTCTTTTACTTGATGCACAGTCGGCTCAATGTAGTGGTTAATCAATAATTCACTCTCATTAACAAAAGTAGAAAAAGTGTTTTCGAGTTCCTTTCTACTTTCTGGTAATGCTGACTCAATAACAATAGCTGCTTGGTCGATAGAGAAAGATGACTTGTCAGAATCCTTAATTTTTGTAACAAAGTTTGTGAGTTTTTCTTCTGCTTCGATACAAAAATCGAAACCGAGACTATTGATCGTAGCGTAAGAGTCGATAGCTTGATAAAGGTTGTTTAATGACTCGCCGTTATCAGACTTCTCTTTACAGCCAAATGCCACTCGGAAGTAACTTGCTGAAGAAGACCCTCGAATAAACTTCAAGTAAGCTTCATTTTCAGGCTGTTCTGGATAACACGCATCAAAAAGATCGAGATCGATGGAGACTGCTTGTTTCAGCGATTCTAGGTTAATGTGTTGTGCAGGTTTTGGTAGCAATGACCCCTCAGTAAAATCAAAGCCAGATTTCTTATCTACCATTACGGCTAATAGTCTACCAAAGTCGTCATTCTGAGTGCTCTTATAGTGCATAAAAACTATTTTTGAACTAGCAACTTTAGAAGACACTTTAAGATCGAAAATAGCTGTCTTTAGCTCATCGGCAAAGGAGGTGACTAAAGCCGTAAAGTCTTCCTGAGTCACGGAAGATGTGAAATATTTACTCAATAAACCCGCTACATCACTCCCAGTTTCCTCATCATAATAACTATGGAACTTATTTTTACGCTTAAATTTCAGCTCTACTTGCTGGATGAACTGGAATGATACGTCTTCACCGTCAAGTGGCCATAGTGAACCAAATTTAGGCTCAACAGTAGACTTACTATTATCAACCTCCAACTCAACTGTCATTGCATGAACAGCGACCATGTTGTTACTTGATGTGGTTAAAACCTTAGTAGCATCACATGAAGGGCATTTTGATTCGTTTGAGTTATATTCGGTGTCGCAATTATGACAAATATGCATGATTAAGCCTTGTTATGAAAATTTGGGCGATTATATACATAGTAAACCTGTATAAAAACAACAAAGTGCACATAAACAAGTTTCTCCTAATCAAGAGGCTTTAGCTCTAATCTGTTAGCTTTCGTGTCACCCCGAAATGTACCACTAGACGTGTAAAGGCTGATTTCATTAACATCTCAAACAAAATCAGTATGCTACCATGCACTTATTTTTTATGAGTAAGGAACAGCAAGTGACTGAATTACTGATACTTATATCTTTAGCATGTATTGTGTATCTATTCACAAAGAAGGGTAAGAAACCTAAACGTAGGCTTAACGAATGGGAACAAGATGCAGCGGTTAGAAGACCGAACAACGTGCATTCTTTTGAACCAAAAGTGGTAGAAAAGAACCCAACGATAGTCGAAGTACCTCTGCCGAACGCTGGCAATAAGACTAATTCTGTACCTCACAAGAAAAGTACATACTTGGCCACCAAGACAGAGCGCCGATTCTATAAAGTGTTGCAGGAGCTATTGCCTGATGAATACGTAATTCATAGTCAGGTTTCATTGATGGCGTTAGTTCAACCGACCAATTTTAAAGATAACTCTCGAACTTGGGCTAAAAGAATGGACTACGTGATAACGGATAGAGACACAAAAGTATTGGCAGTTATCGAGCTGGACGACTCATCTCATAGGCAGAAGAAGAGACAAGAACGAGACATATACGTAAACAATGCACTTAACGGACACCATCCGTTGCTTAGGTTTGAAGCTAGAAGTTCTTATGACAAAACACATATCGCAACCGTATTAGAGCGCGACACGATAATAAAGTGTAGAGAATTGGAAAGCGTATTACAGTACAGCTAAAGCAGAGCCGAACATCCATTGTTCGGCTTTCCTTTTAACTCAAAGTATCGTAGTTCTTATCGTTACTTTAAGCTCTTTATCTACCGTATTGGTCTTTTCTGACCTGAAAAGAGCACCAAGTAAAGGCACATCCATTAAGACTGGCACACCGCTTACCGAGTCGCGCTGCTCTTGGGAAATCAAACCACCTAAAGAGATTGTTTGGCGGTCTTTAACCTTGACCACTGTTTGCAGTGTTCGCGTATTGGTGATGATGTCGGATGCGATAGAGGAATCCGTCACCGAGTCGGATTTTTGCATTATCTGCAACACAACATGATCACCAATCACATGCGGTACAACCTCAAGTGACACACCCACATCCTTACGTTCTATTTGCTGGACTCGATTACCGCCGTCAGTTACCTCAGATGAAGTGAGGAACGGCACGTTCTGACCAACCGTGATATAACCGCGCTCCCTGTCCATAATGAACATGTTTGGGCGTGATAAGAGCTTGGTATTCTGATTCTTTGATACAGCTTTGATAAGCGCATTAAAATCACCGCCCTCATAGAACAACAGGTTATCAACGGCTTTCTTAATTGCGGTAGGCTGCGAAACAAAGCCAGCCTCACTCAGTGCCAAGTCCATATTCACGCCGATTTCTTGAGAATCACCGAGCTCAGTTTCGGTAATCACCGCCTCGATAAAGACTTGCTTTTGTGGTCTATCAATCCCTTTGATGAGCACATCAATGTGCTTCAATTGATTCTCAGAGCCAGTCACGATAATGCTGTTTGTGGTCGGTAGCACTTCAACCTTGTAGTTCTTAATTGCTTTGTTGTTCAGTGTTTGATTCTGAGTTGCAGCAAGCATCGAGGAAATCAAATCAACGACCTTGGTATTTCGAACATTCTCAAAGAAGTACAGCTTCACTTGAGAGGGTTCGAACGTCTCCACCTTGTTAGCATCGGCAATGATGGTAAAAACGCCGTGGTCATGCGTAAGCTCGTAACCATGCGCACGAAGTACCGAAAGGAAAAAGGCAGGATAGTCCTCATCTTTCAAATCCGGTGCGGTAAAGCTGACCTCACCAGTGACACCATGACCGAGCACAACTGTGTTTCCAGTGTGAACCGAGAACCACGATGCAAAGTCTCCAATCGGTGTGTTCTTTGCCTCAAAAGGCGCAGAGCTTGCGGCAAAAGCAGGAGAGCCAAGCAGGGCACACGTAAGCAGTAAAGTGGTAATGCTTGATGTGGAAAAGTTGGAACAAGCCGTTGTTTGTTTCTCAACTTTACCACAGCGCATGATAAGTAATGAGCGCGCAAACAGTGAGCCTCCGGCGCAATAAAATTCTTTTTGTATTTCTGAAAGAAAAGCTGTGAGTTTTGCGATTATCCATGACATAAAGCGCACCTTTTTCCCTAGCACATGACTTTGAATGATTGACCGTTGCCACTCACCGTAATGGAGCAAGAGCCGTTAGATTGAGCCGTAAAGCCTTTTGCGTATAGTTGCGACGACGACAGACGTACATCGTCCTTAACCAGCACAAAAGACGGGGCAACGTTTGGGGGATTCATTGAAGATTCGATTCGATAGCCATCGAGCAAGTCACTCAATGACTCGCGAGGCACCGCGGCTTGAGCCGTTTCGGGTTCCGTCGACATGTTCGGCGTGCCAACTAAGGTGAACACCGCAAACGAGACGGCGACACCTGCCGCAAACACACTGAATCGAGAGTATTTGCGGAGATAGATTTTCGTAATGCGCATGATATTTCTCAACGTATACGGGACAGTGTAACGTCCGTGGGTATAGTAGGGCGGCAATACTGAATAAACGCCGTCCTCATAGTTGTTTCTAAACATCTGCTTAGTGTCGTAAGAGCTGTATAAGTCCGTGCCCCAAAGCATCCATTTGTCGACGGTGAGTGAGTTTGCGTTGTCACCATACTTCACAATGCCAACGTGCAGCTTAGGCATTTTCAACTTGAGTTGACCGAGCGTTAGAACGGATACCGCAGTCGAGATGATAGGGACTTGAAGACGGTCTAAACGGCGACAAAACACGGTGTGTTCAGCCAGTGCGAGACGCGCTTGTTTATCAACAATCGAAATGTCTTGAACGATGAAAATGACATCCCATCCAAGCTTTCGAATATGCAAAAGGTGATCAATTAACTTTTGGCGATTCTTGTCGTTCCATGTGCGCGAGTTAAACCACGTTCCGCACTCATCGAGCACAATCAAGCCGTCTTTTTTGGTGTCATAGCTCTTGTTTGCCGAACCTATCACCATCAAATCTTCCACTTGAGGCTTGTCCGGCAGACGGTAAAGGCGAGTGTTGCGCTTATCGCGTCCAAGCATTTCTTTCAAGTTGATATCGAGGTTTGTCGCCACAGGCACACCGCGCATAAACGCCTCGCGAATCTTACCGACTGCCGTTAGCGTTTTGCCTGAGCCGAGCTTACCCGTGACAAAGTAGACCGATGCCATTACGCCGCCCTCACAATCGCGTAGAACTTCCACTCCCACACCCAACGCAGCAGACGCGCAGAGTAAATCGCACTCACACAAGGCACGGCGTTATTAGGGATGAACATACCCGCTGCTTGTGACCACATTGGAGGCGCAACATAAGACAGACCCGTTGCAAGGGTATAAATTGCTAAGGTGAGGGTGACGGTTAAACCGATTAGCAGCGTTAAAATGACCAAGTTAATCGTGACATTTCGTGCTTTCGCAATGAAGAACCAACCAAATAACGTGGTCGCTATCTGAGAGATAAAGGCAACCAGAGCAGGGAGGCGCAACGCCGTCCCAATGGTGCTGACAATTGGTAATAGCTGAATCATTAGTAATATCTCCCCGAACCTGGCTTGTTACTTGGTACAGGCGTGACCTCAGTCAGCAGGATTTCAACAAGCGTCTTAATCGTGTAGATGTAAATCAGAATTGAGATGATCATTTTGAGTTTCTGCGAAAACTCACAAGAAATAGAAGCGCGACCTCCGCCAAGCGTAGGCAAGGATAGATTCATGCAGGGCGTAGGCTTAGGTAACACACTCAAAAACGAATCCGATATGGCATTAATATGCCCCTCAGACTCCGCCGTCAGATTCTTCTCAATCAAATCGTTAGCCGCATCGGTCACGGTCTTTTCATAGGAATTCATCGCACCGGACACGGCTTTATCCGCTTGAGTCAGTACATCACCGACATAATCCGAACCTAAACCATGAGGGTTTTCACAATAGTTGTTTTCCTCGGTAGGCTCACAAGGCTTGAGGTCGTCGAGTTTATCCGATAGCTCTGCAAATCCATCAGCGTTAGTGGTTTGCAAATCATCGAGTCCCTTAACTACCTCACCAACAGAGTTGGTATTTCGATTGACCGCCGTCGTGATGTCACCGTTAGCTTGCTGAATCAGCGCCTTAGTGTTTTCGTAAATCTTGTTGTCGTTGATTTGCTGCTTTTGAATCGCTTGGGTGTTAGTCACCATCGACGCATTGAGCGCAATGATTTGGTTCTGAATATCAGCGCTCGATTGATTGAGGTCGACGTTTAGCGCGTGAAGCGCCTTGTTCACATCTGAGTTGAGCCCCTTAATCGCGTTGACTACGCCCTTATCGGTCGATTCATCTGTGTCAGGGTCTTCGACATCTGGCACATCCCCCGTATTCGGTGGATTAACCGTATTGGTCGAGTCGTCAGGAAGTACGCTAGGGTCTTCGATGTCGCCCGTTGGGTCGTCAGGGTCGTGAATTGGATCATCGGGAATAATAGGGGTGTCAGGGCCATCTTTACCCCAAAACAGCGTACCACCATCACACTGCTTACCTGTGAATTGAAACTTACCGTGACATCGCGTGTTTTGGGTAAATTCGCCCGAATCGACATCAGTACAAAGCGTACTGTCATTAGGGATACGCTCGACCTCACAACGTGTTGCACCAAAATCGCCAAAACACGCCCCTGTTACTTGTTCACCGTAAACGTAAGCCGACCAATGAAGTGATTGAGTGTCATTAATGGACTGTTTGAACTGACAGGCATCCATACATGTACCGTCAGGGTTTTCGCCAAACTCACATGCAGGAACGATGGGTTCACACGACACGACGTACCCGTCTTCTACTTTTTCATGGTCGGGAGGACATTGAGCTGAATTTTGAAAGAATCCAGCTGCACGATAAAGAGGCCAAGAAGCACTGGTTGTGTGACACATGATATCTACAACGTATTTACCATGCCTCAAATAGCAGGACTTAGTAGAAAAATCCTTGTAGTTAACAAACTTGTTTTCATAACAAGAGACATAAGAGGCAGGGTTAACTCTCATACCCAATAGCAACTTACAATCGGGATAAGCTGAAACGTCTGAAACCTTATACGTTGGTTGAGCGGCACTTACACTAAAAGCACTAAACAAAACACCCAGTAAAATAATCAGTGACGCTATGCTTTGTTTAATGTTCATTTGTAAATCTTCCTCGTGAAAAATAACGCCCCCATTCGGAGGCGTTGACCAATGGGTGTATAAAGCAGTCGTTAGAATTACGTTGCTTTGTTTGCCCCTTTCTTGAATAGCTTGATGCCGATGAAACCAACCGTTAGTGGAACAGCGATGCCCCAAGTTGAGGTGAGCATGTCGGTAACGAAAGTCCCTAAACTAGTAAAGGCTTGCGCTGCCTGTTCCGGCAATGCTGCATGTGCACCAGATGCCGCCATAAGAAGTGCACCACCAAATGCCGCACGTTTTGCTGTTACTACTGCGCCAGCCTTAGCCATTGCTGTGCGTACTTTGTTTTGCTTTTCCATAGTCTTATTTCCTATGTTATGGTTTATGAAGAAGTTGAAACCTCAGCCGCTTTCTTGAATCCCAGAATGTGGAAACCAATCGAGAAGCCAAGGATAAATGCTGTTCCAAAACAGCCGAGCATGAACTCTGTTGACAGCATTTATCTTTGCCCTCCGACCATCCAACCGAGCGCAACTAACAAGAAGCAAATGCCTAAGAACACCATCAACTGAAAGTTATCGAGTCGAGCCATTAGCTCTGCAAATTGCGTCTCGGTCATGATTTAGCCCTTACTTTTCGTTAAGTTGAGGTAGGGCGTAGAGGTGGAAACCGTCGATAGAAACGTGTTTACCCTCATCGTTACCAAAGCTGAATTTCTTGTGTTCCACATCAAACATCATGCGATTACCCACACAGCGCTTGAGCAGTTCGCCAGCCTTGCCGTTTTCCCAAAGCTCAGGAGAGACACGTACTTCAATAGTGTCCGTTGGGTTGGTCGTGATGAGACGCAGCTTGCCGTTTTGCTTTTGTTCGCCGTTACGGTCTGTTTTGGTTTCTTGAACGATGTCCGAAACATCTAGAATTAAACCTTCCATTCTCATAGTGTTTTGCCCTTATTTTTACGTTGTTGGTTAGTTGAAAATTGAAATGACAGTTATTGACACAAGTCCAAGGGAAATTAATGCATCATGTCGGGCGGGGCTGCGCCCACCCAACACGACGCATTAATTTCCTGAGGGTCGGTGAGCAACAGCGCTTCCATTTCGTCATAGAGCGCTAGGTGTTTTTCGTATTGCTCGTAAAGGTCGTCATACATACGCTCGTACTCTTTTTCACGCTCTAGCGCGTCGAAGTAATCGACCACGTTGGACATGATGCCTTGTTGAGCACGGATGAATTGTTGCTTGTTCTCGGTCTTCCAAGTACGGAAGCGAGTTGCGATAAAAATCTTATGGAACATCAAGCCATTCAAACGCGCTTGAGCCATATCGCCGTATCGAGTCGATGAGTATTCACCGCCCGAAGCAATCAGTTTTTCGATAGAGGTTGATACGGAGTATTCCGCTTTTACTGGTTGGTCTTTGCGCTTAACGAACACACCGCCCATTGCGTAACAAAACGCTTTCCAGTCGCCCTCATCAGCAGAGCGGCGAACCTTTTCTAATAGAAAGTGTTCGTCTTGAGATAAATCTGTAAACAAAGCATCGTCCTCTTTGAATTCATCACGAAGACGACGAAGCTCACGCCATACCGTGACAGATGGACCACCAATAAATTGAAATTGACGAATTTGATTCACGCGCGCCCAAGTCACGACACGTTCCGCCGCATCCGAGCCAGACAAAGACGAACCTTTGTCAGAATCAATGTGCTGACCGTCGATGTTTTTACTCAGGTATTTAGCGACATAGCCAACGGCTGAACCTTGCGACCAGTCGATAACTTCCGCTTTGAAACGGGCTTTCTTTGCGCCTTTTTCGTTTGGCGAGTCAGCCATAGCGAGACGACGAAACTCAGACGTCACGAACTTGCGTGCGGATTTTTCCATGAAAAGCAACAAGTGGTGATGTGGCGTACCGTCTTGGTGAGGCTCAACAATACGCATCCCGTAAACCTTGATTTTGCTTTTATCAATCGACTTACGAAGATTCGCCCAAACGCCCATTAGGTAAGCGTGAGCTGCTTTCGCGTCAGGCTTGCCAGCCTCAAGCCATTTCGGGTTGATGTCGCCTTTAGAAACAGAGTGAAAACGAGACGGAGCCGTCACAGTGAAGAACACCGCATCGTGACTCGATTCTTGAGCGATTTCCTCAAAGCCACGCAGACGAACGAACATTTCAGCGCGGCGAATCTCAGCGTTAGAAACCGACTTAGCGGATAACTCACTGAGTGTGAAGTAGTTAGATGGGTCAGCCTCATCGTAAGCAATCGTGTTTTCTAGCGCGATACGGTTAGACGTATTGCGATCACGTTGACGGCTTAGAGAAAAATCCGAGCAGTAAACTTGCTTACGGCGTTGAACAAGCGCTAAATCACGCGCAACACATTCAACCTCGTAAGCACATTTACGGCGCAGTTGACGAACAAGCCAATGCTCATCAAGCGCACGGTTCACCAATGCGAAAAGTTCACAGTTGTTTTCTGCGTATTGAATTTGCTCAGGTGAGAATGCCAAGCCTAATGAATCAAGAAGCTGACACGCTTTATCAAAACGCGCTTGTGATTCTTCAAGCGGAATTGCACTTAATACGCGAGAAAAGTCGCGTGATTTGCGCTTGGCTAAATTGGTAATTTGCTCATCTGACATTGCGTAGCTGTAGCCGTGCTCAGTCAAACGGTCGTGAGCCTCGTTAACTGCGCGAACGGCTTCCAACGCGTTACGTGTTTTAAGGATATCGGTGTAAGCGCGTGTCATGTGTCGAGCAAAGTCGCCGTTACGGTGTAATGATTTCGGCAATTCCAAACAAGGGTTAGAAGTAGGGCGCTCAATAAAATCTGACAGGTCGTGTGAGTAGATTGGTGAACTCATTGCCGATTTCACAGCCGATGGAATGAAATCCTCAGGCGTTGTAAATCTGTGGTCGACGTACTCAAAACGATGGTCAAATAAGTTATCAGGAATGTGCTCACAAGAAGCCCAAGAATGGACAGGAACAAAATCAATCCATTCCTGTTTGCCTGATGCCAAATCAATAACAAGTTCACGCATTATTGAGCCTCAACCGTTTTTGAAATAAGAGCGCGTTTTGGTGCGTCTTCAACGTAAACACGAAGTTCATCAACTTCGTTTTGTGTAAGCTTGCCGTCAGACATGAACCCATTAAGCATTGGAATAGCGGATGGCTCTTTTTCAATCCAGAGTCGAACTTGAGCATAAGTGCTCGCTGGAGCATCGAAATTCGCACGTCCATAGAAAACAAACGCGATAGCTAGTAGCCCAGCTAACATACATAACAGTTCAAGTGTTTTGTCGCGTTCCATAATCAACCACCTTGACTAGTTGAGAGAGCGACCGCCAAAGCCAAGCGCGAAAGCGTCAAGGGCAAACGCCCAGAGCTAGGCGGTCTGATACTGATTGAATAACCAAATTTGGTTATTAGCGTAATCACCAAAATTGGTTAGCGCAAGACACCAAAAATGGTGATTGATAAGCTAAACTGACGGAAACGGAGGAAGCGGTATGTATCAGAACAAACTATTAGATGCCTACAAAAAGGCTCAAAGTTACGTACAAGACAAACAAATTGCAGCGGATATGAATGTGCCGCCGCAAAGAATCAGTGATTTCCGCAAAGGAAAGCGTTATATGACTGATACACAAGCAATTTTTCTTGCAGAGCAATCAGGTTTAGACCCTGAGATTGCATTGTTGGGTTGTCACGCTGATCGCAATGATAATCCGCAGATAAAAGCAGTATGGGAAGGAATTGCAAAAAAGTTTAATGGGCTTGGATT